TCCAGTCGGTCCAACACCAGTCGCATATGTTGCTTTAGCTGATGTTAAATCTGTTAACTCACTAGCTAACTGTTCTATTAATGTGAATAGTTTATCCATTTCCATCTGCCAACCGGGTGTTGCGTTTATGATATCTTTCTTTGCAGCTATAATAATATTTTCTTTTCTAGCATTTAAAAATACCCTATCCGAATTTAATATGATTTGAGGTTTGTTGTACGATGATGGTTTATCTGCAGGTCCAATTCCTTTTTGAGCTGGTGTTAGTTTTATTTTTTGTGATGAACCTAACCATATAGATGAAAGGTCATCATTAACATCTTCTATAATAAATTTATTGTAAGAACCACCACTCTTTCTACCATTAGATATAATTGTAATTGGGTCGTTATCTGTAGATGAACTCCACGATGGTTTCTCAGTTGTTTTACTTCCTTTAGGAGTATATCCAAATCTCATTGAATGTCCAAATCTACCTTCTAAAAGAACATCACCAATGAATGGTTGAATTGAACCTATATCAGTTCTTTCTGAAAACCCTGCTCCTAATTCAGAATCTCCACCACCACCACTTACACCTGGAATACCAGCGGCAGCTGCTGCGTATCCTGCTACTGCCCCTGCTGCTGATAGTAATGTTTTGGAAGTTGGTAATGCGTTATTGTGAGGATTTTTTTGTATTGATACTGGGTTGAGGTAATAATATGTTGTATTAGAATTTCGTTTATCGGGTGAAGATTCGCCAGCTGCACCCTGCATTATAATAACAGTTTCACCAATCAATGGAATCCTTCTCATAGACATATCCATTGGATATGCTTTTATTTGTTGGTTAACTGTAGTTTGACTATATGCTTGAATAGCGTATAATTCATTTACATCAGTATCTTTAAGATTTATTCTTTTAACAGTAGCTACTGTTATCTTACCTTGGCGAGCCATTAATCTTCTCCCTCTTCTGTATTACTTAGGGCATCAATCTTATCATCGATTTCTTTTGCGTTTTCCAAAAGTTGTTTCTTCTCATCTTCGGATAAAGATAATCCACCTTCATCAGATGAGTTAACATCTTTCAACATTCGTTGAACAATTGCTGCTAACTTTACAATCTGCTCATCGTTCTTAATTGATACTTCCATATACTCTTTAATCAAAGGAACAATCACAGTCGCATCTTGTAGATTCTTTACTAATGGTTCTAATTGTGCGATAAGAAGTTTTAGTTGCCTATCCTTCTTTTTAGAATTGTTATAAACATCAGACATAATATCTGCAAATGTTTTTCCTTTAAATAATTCAGTATCCTTATCCATTACTATCCTTTAATTTATATCTTAGAGATAATGAGCCTTTTTGATTATATTCGGTATATAACTCTACATAAATACCTTTTAGTTTACCAACTACTTTTGTTATATACTGAGTATGTACACCCGTTCTCTCCCTAATAAGTATGTAGAGTGCCTTCTTATTGTACGAATATAAATCATATCTGTTCTTAAATAATTCATTTATTGAATCAGCTATTGCTCTATCTCTATCTTTTAAAAATATTTCATACAAATGGAAATCTATGTATTTTGTATAGTGGTCAATAAAATCTGATTTTGCTTCTTTGTTGTTTTGGTCTACAATCTCATTTACTATATTACGAGAACTATCAATATACTTTACTTCAGTTTTTGATTTCATCCTAGCGTAGTTTGCGTTATTCTCATTGAATAAATAATTTCTTGCTACTACTGTGAAATAGGAAAATGCTCTACCATTCTCACCATTGAACTTATGAATCTTTTCATTCAAAAATGCAACTACACTTGCTTTCACATCTTCATATGGTACATCAAAGTAATATGTTTTATAAGTGTGGATTACATTCTCTGCTAACTTATCAAATGGATAATGAATGAATCTATTATAGATTTTGTTCTTTAGCTGGTTATCATCACAACCATTATATGCGTTGATTGCGATTTCGGTGATTTTGGTAAAATATCTTTTACTCCTTTTTCTTCTTTTTTTAGGCATTCGGATTTATTTCATTGTTTAACTTATCTAATGCGGTTTGTATTTCTTTAAACACAAAACCACTTTCATCATCAGCTTCAAAAGAACCAATTCTATCTACTTCTTTCATTCTAGCTAATGCTCTTTTTACAGAGGTCTCTACAGAATCCAACACTTCATCCTGCTCTTCAATACTATCTTCTAACTTTTCAACTTTACGGAGTAAGTTCCATACTATATAAAGTAAGATAAATATTATTACCAACGGTAAAACTATGTGTTGTATTATTTCCATATTAAGCCTCTTCTACTTCACCAAATATAGATTTAAAATCAATCTTCTCTGGCATTTTTACGTTTTCTAATTTTTGTTTCTTAGCTGGTCTACCACCTACATTCTTTGTAGTAACTTCACCTTGCTTCATCTTCATCCATCTTTCGTTTTCGAATCTAGCCGCCATAATATCAGCTTGGTGCATTACAAATGGTAATCCAGTCTTTAGTGCGTTATCTTTATTATATGAGATATAATATTCTTTATTAGCTTCATCATATAATCCATCAGTAAGTTTGATACCTATGTATTCAACTTCTGAGATTTTGATTCCGAAATGATTCAACATCCAAACTGTTCTATCATTCAGATTCATCCAATGCATCGATGGGTTGGTTTTGTAAATCTTTCCTTGATTCTCAACATGCCATTGTGAATCATTTGGAATATACCAACTCTCATCAGCGTTACCAACTTTACCTAAGTCGTGGTGAAGGGCTGTAAAGATTACAGTTTCCTTATCGTATCCACCATCACCGATTCCTAACTCAGTATGTAAATCAAATACCTTAACTGCGTTTAGAGTAACTCTAAGTACGTGGTCAATGTATCCACCAGCAAATGCGTTGTGGAAGTGTTCCGTTGAGGATGCTGGGGTTAGAACGATTCTATCTTCAAGATGGTCGTACATCTTATTAAGAGATTCCAATCTCTCACCTGTAAAGGTTTGGTTAATTAATTTTCTGAACTTCTCGTAGTTCTCTTTGATTTTATTTTCATCTAAAATATGTACCATAATTTAATTTTTATTTGTTAACTAATTGATTATCAATGTGTTGTGATGATAGTGATAGTGTAACTGATTGATTATCAGACACTTACGCTTCATCTAATATAGATAAGAACTCACTCTCTCTATAAATGTTATATGTTTTACCACCATTCTTATGTTTGAATCCAGTTCCATCTAACAGAACTATATCACCAACTTTGGTGCTCATTGGTATTGATACACCACTTTGAGTGTATAACCCAGTACCAACTGCTACTACTGTACCCATCATTGTGGTATCTGAACCTGATGGTTTATATAAACCACCTTTTGTTTTTTCATCGTGTCTTTTAACGATTTCTACTACTACTCTATCCCCTAAAGGTCTATAATTGTATTCCATAACTTAAACTATTTTATCTATTATTCCTAATTCTAATGCTTCTTCTGCTGATAAGAAGTAATCACTTCTCTGATTTTCTTTCCAAAACTTCTTATCTTTTTTTGTAACTTCCGCCATAAGGTTATTACAATCATCTTCTAATTGTTCTGCGAACTTAGCGTTTGATTTAATATCTTCTAACTTACCAAAATTCATTGTTGATAATTGATGAACCATAACCTTAGAGTGTTGTGATGCTGCTCTAAGACCTGTACCACATGCTAATAGTAATGCTGCAGCACTCATAGCTGAACCTCTACAAATAATGTTTGTAGAAATATTATCATCCTTCTTTATGGTTCTAATGTAATCAATCAATCCTAACGTTTCTACAACATCGCCACCTGGTGAATTAAGTAGAATGTTAATTGATTTTAATTTTGGATTAATTTTTCTGAGTAATCTAACTTTTGATATTGTATCGAATATCATACCTTGACTAATCTCATCTTGAATTAATACTATGTTTGATTCAATATCTATTCCGTAATCAAACTCTCTAAACTCCTGAAAGTGTTTATCTCTTTCGGATACCTTTGGAACATCATATGTTGGTTCTATGTTTCCAGCGGTCGTTGATGTTCTCCCATCATTATATAAATCACTCATATGCTTTTTATAACTATTTTTTATGTTAAACTTATGTAAATATACGAAATTATTTTTACAATACCAAATTTATTAATAAGTTTTTATATCATCATTATTAGTTTCAGTATCAGTTTCATTTATGTAAGTTCCATCTGAATATGGTTTTGAAAACTCATTATAGATTCTAAGTTCTTCTTTTTTTTTAACGGATGCTTCTACTTCATCTAACTTTTCTAAGAACTCTTCTTTTTTCATTCGTTCTTCTTCTTTAGGATATACTTCTACATTCCCTGCAGTATCTTCTACTTCCCACTTATCAGAAACTTTTTCAGTAGCAAGAATCTCTTCGTTTCTTTTAATCATTTCTTCTTGATTACGTTTTGCTTCATTCATCATCGTATGTTTATGCAACATCTCATTTCTTTCTTTATAGTAATCCTCTAAATCATCTTCTTCTTTTCTACCATTACCAAAGAATTTATTTACTGCGATTACCATAGCAATTGCCATCGGGTCGAATACGAATACAATCATTAGAGTAAACCAATTCACAATTACATCCATTGACTTACCTGTAATGTTAGCCATATATCTAAGTGGTCCAATCTCTGCTGCTACTTCATTGTTTGATTCCAAATCTAAAATCTGTAATTCTAATTTAGTAATAGAATCAGTTACGGATTCCATCTTAATGGATACTCTGTTTCTCTGTTCCTTCATATCATCTAACTGGGAGTTAAGAACCCTACGAGTAGATGATGAGGTTGTGGTGATGATTCTACCTAATGAATCTGTATATTGTATAGTGTTATTAGATAACCCTTTAGTAAGTTCTGTAATCGAATTATTAAGTTGATTACGTTCTATCTTATAACCTTCTAATGATTCTGAGAATCTATCTCTCTTCATTTCAACTACAGCGACTTGTTTATCTACAATAGTTAATTGGTCGGCAGTTGTTTGATATGCTGATGTTAAGAATCCATATATACCTGCTGAGGTTATAATCATTAAGATACCCACACCTAATGTAAGAT